CCCTTCATGATGAACCAGTCCGGTCAGTCTGAAGTTCAGCGCGTAGTCGATCAGCAGTCTGTTATGAACGGTCTCTCCAACCTGCAGACAGCGCAGGCCAACGGATTTGCGAATGCCGAGATCTCCAGGTGTAATGGCCTGTATAACATTACTTCCCAGCTCAACAATATCGCCATGACTCAGCAGAATTGCTGCTGTGAGAACAGACAGGCCGTTGCAGATCTTAAGTACACTATGGCCCAGGAAGCGGCAGCGGCAAGAGCTAATACCGACGCCAAGGTTCAGGGCGTAATGGATAAACTCTGCCAGCTTGAGATGGATGGTATGAGACAGAACTATGAGAATCGCATCGCAACTCTTACCGCCAATTACGATAATCGTATTTCCGGCATGCAGAACACGATCGATTCTCTCCGCACCATGAACTCTAATGCAAGATTCGATGCTTCTCAGAATGCTCAGACAGCAGCGATCCAGGCCGGTCAGAGAACCCTCGCCAATGAGATCGAGCAGTACGTTCTTCCGACAGCGAAGCCCTGCTACGTAGTTCAGAACCCTAACTGCTGCGCTCCTCAGACATTCGGCTGTGGCTACAGCGCTGTAGCGTAAGGAGGCCTGAATGGAAGATATCTATCAGTTAATCTCGCAGTTTCATTTTCGTAACGAACTGTGGGTGTTGTTCATTCCGCTCGGGCTTATGGCCATCGACGTTTTGACCGGCATCGTTAAAGCATGGGCTCATAACGATTTCCAGTCTGCGATCATGAGATCTGGTCTTGCTAAAAAAGCTGGTGAGATCATGATTCTTGTGGTTGGAGAGCTAATGTCTTACGGCCTTATGCTCCCCAACATCATCATGAACTGTGTGAGTTTCTACATTATATTTATGGAAGTCATGTCTATTCTGGAAAATGCCGACGAACTTGGTATCCCTGTTCCTAAGTTTGTTAAGGACGTTATCAACAACGTGGACGATACACTCCAGCATGGCGACAAGAAAGATGAGGAATAAAATATGGCAGCAGAATATGGAAACGTTCAGGACCAGACTGTTGAAGATAACCAGAACGTGCTCTTCGATAATATTATTTCTTGCGCCAGAGGCTTAATTCTTCACGGTAATGGTTCTGGTATATTTACCATTAAGCCTCAGGTCACAAACCCGTGCGCGAGATACGTGAGGCTTCTTGTACTGTTTCACGGCAACGTAAGCATACCTGAAGGCGGCACACCAGGACCCATTTCGTTTGCAATTTCCATCAACGGAGAGGCCGACCAGACAGTTGTAGCTACGACAACTCCTACTGTGGCGGAAGCCCTGTTTAATATCGGACTTGCAAAGCTTTTAACGATTCCGGTTGGTTGCTGCACGCAGATCGCGGTGAAGAATATTTCTGGGGTGGCGGTCGATGTCAACAAACCTCACTTGATTATCATGCCGCCTACCAACTAAGGGAGGGATTATATTATGTCGATGACACAGGAACAGATGAGAACGATCAAGGAATTCGGCGAGATGCTGTGCAAACAGATTGATAAGATCAACAAGAAAGGCGACATCACTCCTGACGAGCTCCAGAGAATGGATAAAGCCGTTGATATTATCAAGGACATCTCGGTGATCTGCGCCATGGAAGAGTACGGACAGGATCCGGAAGAGCAGATGTATTCCTCCATGGGCTACTATGGACGTAATTCCAGAACCGCTGCGCCTTACGTCCACGATCCGATGAGAAATATGCCTATGTACAGCGCTCAGGGAAGAGATTCTATGGGCCGGTATTCCTCGACGATGGGATATTCCGGAGATGACGGCGCTAAGCAGACTATGCGGCACGATCTGGAGATGAAAATGGCCAACGCACGCAACGAGGAAGAGCGCCAGATGTACATGCGCATGATGAATGCTCTGTGATAAGGAGGAATAACTATGGCTAATACGATTTTAGAAAAACTGCAGGAAACGTACTCTAACGTAGAGGGAATTAACGACGCAAGGAATATCGCTGAAGCGGCTGCTTGTATTGACCACAACGGCGGAAGAGGCGCCAACGCAATCGCTGACTATATTCATGTTCACGAATCCGTTAATCCCATCAATCCGCCGGCACCGAAGTGATTTAGAGCCCTGCTAGCATATATTGAATGAGGTGAAGAGAATAATTATGACTATATTAGACGAGCTTAAATTAAAAGCTAACGGTGCTGCTGATCCGGCTAACAATATCCAGGAAGCCATATCGATGATGGAGTTCGGCGGAGGGGGGCTGGGCTCCTCTGCTTTTATCATCAACGTAATCACGAGCATGGGCGAAGGGTCCTATGTGTTGACCTTAGATAAAACATGGCAGGAAATATATGACGCCCATAGCTCCGGTGCCCTTTGCCTTATACGGCATTTTAGCGATATCACGCAAGACGACGGCTATCGTTTTATAACCCATCGGTCAGAGATCGTTGTTACGGTTTCGGAAGAGAATGACATAAACGGGGATACTATCGAAAATAGATTATATGTACGCACTTCAGATAACGATTTTGTTAGTGACACATCTGATGGGCACCCGCACGCTGTAAGTGAATGACCCCATGGGAGTGATCTGGTTAAATGAGAGTTGAACATCCCTGCTAGCACATGTTTGACATATAGTGGAAGAGGCGGATTGTGGTCACGAATTTGGTCATGGGTACAGGCTAATGCTTATATTTATGGGCAAAAATTGATTCCGCAATCGGGTTCGAATCCCGCTATCTCCACTAGCACAAATTACCCGTGGTCGGTCGAATAGGCCTTCCACGGGTTTTCTTTACGCATTTTTGAGAATGATTTCTTACAGATGCTATTATTTTTTCAGTTCTGAGAAACTAATTTGTCACGAATTTGGTCACGGAATCGAAGTGATTTAGAGCCCTGTCCGTAAGAGCAGCAGTCTCATCCGATATAGTGTGACGGTAGACGTAGATGAGCACATCAGGAGTCGACCAACCGCCACGCTCCATTATGTAGGCGTCTGGCAGTCCATTGGCGTGAAGGGAAGAGACACAGTAATGACGAGTAGAGTGGAAATTGTAGACATCTTCCAGACCGATGCGCTGTTGCATACGCCTAAAATAATGGCTCACCTGATCAGGATTATATTCTGTTACATATCCTTGCTCTCTAATCTTCTTTACTACAAAGTGAGGAAGCTTGATCCTTCTTGCCGATTCTGTGGTCTTTGGTATGTCCTTAATCTGGAACTTATCGTTCTCATCCTTAACTTTCGCTTTATCTATATTTACCCAGTCTCCTTCAAAATCATCTAAGGACAGGGCGCATATTTCACTTCTGCGTAACGGACCGAAGCAACCAAGCATAACTGGAACCTCAAGACCCGGATACATGTCCTGAGCAAGTCTTATAAGCCCCGCAACTTCCATGTCGTTAGGAATCCTTACGACCGCTTTCTTCTTTTGCGGAAGGGCCAAGTTATATTTCCTACCGGAAGCAGCCTGTATGAAGCCAACGTAATTAGCTATGGTTTTAGGCGCAAGCCCCAAGGTGTTGACTATAGACTGAATATCCGAGTCCTTAAGAGAGATTACCTTTTTGCTACAGATGATCGGGTATTCTCCAGTAAGGCGATTCTGGATGTCGATATAGCCACGTATCGTTGATGGAGACCTGACCTTCCTTCGCTCATCTATATATTTATCCATAGCCTGAGTCAGAGTCGGATTGTCTATGGCTTCTCTGTGCGCGTCTGCAAATTGAGCCGCCTTTGCCTTAACCCTTTTCTTGTCCTTGTCCGTGAATGTGTATCTGTGCCCGTCTATCATAATTCGTATACGATAGGATCCTGATGGTAACTGTTCGACTTTCATGTGAGAGCTCCTTTCTGATTAGATTTTACAAGCTCTATTATAGCAAGCATATCGCAAAGATAGGAGGTGTGAAATGAAAGAACTGAGTAACTTAGAAATTGCGATGCTTTCACCGGTAAAGCGGCAGATATATCTGAAGAGGCGAGAACGAGCTCGCATAAAGGTTATGGAACAGATTGTAATAATCCCGTTCCTTAATCCTGTAAGCGGGCGTATGCTCTGGGTGCCCTTAGGTAAGGCGCGCGTACTGGCGGAAACGTTCTCAAAGCTAGAAGAAGATTATAGAACACGGAGACAATTAGGCATTGATGATATGCTTGCTGAATACGAAGAGGAGTCCTAACAAGGGCTTCTCTTTTTGCTTCAGTTTTACATTCTATTAATTTTTTGTTAATCTATCACACGAAACGTGCCTACCGGTAGTGTGCGTTCACGAATCTATGTCTAATTAGGAGGTAAGACAATGCGTGGACGTAAGAAACCAACTGACAACAGAGCTAACATCATCAAAGGGCGAGCAAGACTAAAAGGATTAGGCGTATCTGATTTGGCAAAAAGATGCGGCTTATCCCAGAGTACGCTTTATCGTAAGTTAAACAGTCCAGGGGATATTTCACTACTAGAACTGGAGCTTATGGATGAACTTGTGGGGTTTGATGATGCAGACCTTTTATATTTTGTTAGATGGCGGAGGTGCGAGAGATGAGTACCGTTATCCGCAATGAGGTAAGCAAGAAGAATCCCTATTATATTTCTAAGCACAGAATGCTGGAGCTTAAACATTTTTGTTTGCAGTACGAAGAATGGAGAAAGGAACGAGCAAAGATTATGGTACTACAGAGTTACGGATATGAAAAAATTCCCGGGAAGAAAATTTCTGATAAAGTTCCAAAACTTGCAATGAGAGCTGCTATGCTTGACGGATATATGGATCTCGTGCTCAGGTGCTGTAAGGAGACTGATGCTTATATTTGGACGTGGCTGTTTGAGGCTGTAACCTGCGGGCTTAGCTATGGAACGATGGTTACGAGAGGTATTCCATGTGGTAAGGATTATTACTACGACAGGTATAGGAAGTTCTTTTGGCTGCTTGATAAAGAGAGATGATTATATTTTACAGCTCCTTTAGTGACAATAGTGTCGCACAGTAAGGAGGTAAGCATGAACTATAACATCAATGCAACGATCCCTGAGACTGAGGAAATGCCGGTTCCGGATGTATATGGAATTGTGAGCAACGGTCACTGGGTTGATGTATTCAACAGCGGCTATGACAAAGAAAAGATCAGGCTGCATTTTGTGTCACCAAGTGGCAAACAGGTTTACGTAGACATTACGGTAAAAGAGGCGGCAGACCTCAGAAAGGAGTTGAAGGCGGCGATTATATTGGTTCGAATTGCCGACGATTTCTAAACGTCAGCAGAGGCTCACTAATCACAGTGGGTCTCTGTTTTTTCGATTGTATTTTACAGCTTCTATTATAGGGTGTCTGAAAGGAGTAAACATGAACGAAGTATTTAAAGAGTATATTCCTGAAGAAGACGAGGCATATATTAGAAAGCGTACCAAGATCGAGAGAACCGCTAAAGCATTGCGAATCGCTTGTATGGTCGCGCAGATCTTTGCTATTTGCATGGAGAAGATTGCTATGACGGCTCTTTTGGGTATCGTCCTTACAAAAGTATGGGGATGCCCTAAGGTGATCAGCATCATTATCCTTGTAGCAACGATTGCGGCGGAGGCGATCGCAGTAGCATTAACGTCTTGGTACTGGTACGACAAAGAGGGTATATAAGGATTAATAACGATTTAACTTTTATTTATGATGAGACACCCGAGAAGGCTCACTAATTACAGTGGGTCTTCTTTTTTGTGCAAGTTTTACAGGTCTTATAGTGACAATAATGTCGCTTGTAAGAAAGGAGATAATATGGGAGTAAAATTCGTAGTAATCTTTAAGCGAGAAGGAACGGATATCGAAGCAACAAAAGCGTTCTTCATGGAGGCTGGTGCTACCGATGTCCAGGTATCATACGACTACATTATTATAGACGATGATCCGGACAAGGCAGTAAGCTTCTTCGTGGATATGCCAATGGGTAAGTATCTGAGCCTTAGCATGAGAGGATTAAAAATGAAACAGGCACCTGGATTACCTGCATATCATTACATGGCGATGGAATGAGTTACGAGAAGGCCATCTACTACAGGTGGTCTTCCTTTTTACTTTGCTGTATACTTATTAAAAACTCAAGGAGGTCTACCAAATGGAAAATGTTAAAATAGTACCTGCGATTTGCCCTATGTGTGGAGCTAATATTACAGTAAAACCCGAAGAAGATGCTGCGGTTTGCGAATACTGTGGTAGGGCTTTTATTGTGGATAAAGCTATAGAGAAATACGATGCCAAATACCATGTCGATAAGATGGAGTACAAAGGAATAGGATATGGCTTAGGCAGAGCTAAGGAACTGGAGCAGCAGAGGAAACTGGAAGCTGAGAGATTTGACAGAGAGCACTACGAAGATAAGGCCAAGAGCAATACTAGATTCTTCATCTTATTTATGATATTTATTTTTGGGTTAATGATACTGCTGCACGTTATGATACCGTGATTAAGTATTACAGCTCCTATAATAGCAATAATGCGGTTTCTAAAAATAGGAGGTAAAATAATATGAAACTTTATTATGACCCGGCGGGGAATAAGCGCAAAATGAGCAACAAGTTTAGTATCATAAATGTGATAGAAGCGGAGGAATCTCGGATTATTGTGACCGGAAGTCCTGCCGACATTCGCAAAATGATGAGGGTAGCTGAACAGTATGGCTTTATCAGCTATCACTGCGGCAGACCGATCATGAGGGAAGGTAGGACTTACGAGCTACATCTCGTAGATGGCGAACCCTTTTACCACGTTTACCGAGCAGTCTAAACGGCTGCTCATTTTTTGTTCATAATTTACAGCTCCTATAATAGCAATAATGCTGATTCAAAAAATAGGAGGAACTATCATGAAGATGAGCGAGATTATGAGGTACGCTATTTTGGGATATATTTGCGTTGCATTGGCTCTTACACTCATAGGAGTGTTTACGGAAACATTTGCATTCGCAGGATATCTTCTTGCGATAGCGCTGCCAATTACGATCTTTGGATCGGTAGCAATAATATTTGTAGAAGAGCATGAGGAGCGAAAGGAGAGCAAGGGTCTTTAACAGGCCCTTCTCTTTTTTGCCTGTACCATTTTTACAATTCGTATAATAGCAATAATGCTGTTTTAAAAGGAGGAAACTATCATGAAGAAAATGATGATTATCGTAACTATGGTAATGATGCTTATGCCTATTGGGGCACAGGCACATGAAGTATGTGGCACGATCACATTTGAAGATGTGGTTGACGAAATTGAAAAATGGAATATTGAAGAAGAGTACGAGGAGCATATCGTTAGCTCTAAGACTGAAATCGACTATACAAATGAGACATATCTCAAAGAGTACGTATTCGATGACGACTGTGAATACAGCTATGCGATCATAACCGTATCAACTGTGGTACGGGTGGACGCAATGCGACAAGACGGCGAAATCGAATCCGCTCGATGGGATTTCGATGAATTTGCAGAGGAGTTTTTCGTCTGGAGTGAGGAGTAACTGCTCCTCCTCTTTTTTCGACTTTTTGGTGTACATAAATTACAGCTCCTATAATAGAAAGATTAACTATTTATATATAGTTCTTTATTATAGGAGGTAAAATATGGCAATCATCATGTTAATAGGTATCGTCATCGTTCGTATTGGAATGGATGCAATTGACATCCAGGAAGGTAGAGCATGATGAGAAGAATACTAGAAATGATATTTGGCAAAAAACTGAATAAGGAACAATTGGAATGGACAATATATCTTGAGGAATATGGAGCATAACTTACGGCTCCTATTCTTTTTTGTTTTCTGATTATATTTTACAGCTCCTATAATAGCTATAAATCTATATAAAAAGGAGGTTTTTAAATGAATAAACTTTGGAATGTTGTAATAAACCTGGTCGAGCTGAATGACGAAGACCTGTGGAAACTTTTCGCATTCTACGAGATCATAGGAGTAATCTTCTCAATAGGAGTAACGGCTATCATCGGATGGCTTGTCGGCTTAATCGTCGGAATGGCACCGTATGCTAGTGAGCTGTTCCTGGGATGGTTGATTATCTATCTCGTAGTAGAGAGGTGGTTCATAGTAGAAGTTCTGGCTGACTGGATCGAAGCGTTCAAAGGGGAATGGAAAATCTAACAAAAAGAAAGGAGTAGCGTTCAAAGAGCATCTTAACGGGTGCTCTTTGTTTTTTAAGAAAGGAGAAACATATGTACGTACACTTATTAGGCAAGGGAACCTACAAAAAGAAGATGAGTAAGCAGTTCAAAGATGAGAGCTTCATTGATGAGGATGGTTACATCATATATTCGTTTCAGGGAAGTCCTTCAGACATTCGCAAGGTGGCCAGGGTATTCGAGAAATACTATGGAAAACGCGACGCGGACCCCCATTGGACTTATCAAGTCATGCAGCATAACTTTTTAATGGAATACCCGATCGATATAGCTACTTGCGACGGCCGAAATTTTTATGACATTTTCTGATTATATTTTACAAGCTTTATTATAGATAAGTACATTCGCATTATAGAAAGGAGAAAACTATGCAAAAGAAGATTAAAAGCATTCTGAACTATTGGAAAGGCTTCAATCCGATTAAGCTTGTCAAAGGCTATAAGAAGATTGTGCTTACGGAAAAAGAGAAAGGAGAAGTATTTCTTAACACGAATTGCTTTGAGACATTGGCGGCTGAGAAGCTTATCTCGTCCCGTACTGGCATTCCGCGTGGAATAGTGGCTGAGATCATTAACGACGCGGAATATGACGTCATGGGTCAGGTCGGTCTTATCAAGGACTACGAGTAATTTGTGTGAGAGGGAGTTACGGCTCCTTCTCTTTTTTTTCAAATGTTCGCGTTTTACAGACTCTATTATAGAAACAATGCTTGAAGAGGACACTCGTGATGGGGGCGTGCTATGGCGTTAGTCGCAAGCAAAGTAAGCCAATGGATTCTGCTGAATCTGAATCTATGCTGAACATAGCAGTTTCTATTTATTTTTTATTTTTTGGTGTACATAAATTACAGCCCGTATAGTAGAGAGAAAGGAGGTGAATTAGACTATTTCCCATCTGAGGCAAATCTATGACACATCATTTTTCATATCTAAACCCACAAGGAGAGGTCTTGGTAGAAATATCACGGCTTCTCTTCTTTTTTTGCCGCACGTGGGTGACAACAGTAGCAATTATATTTGTAGAAAGGAGTAAATGTGAAGAAAGTATACTTGGTAATTTTTGATGGCTTTCGTGGAGGGTGCGGATCGTATTCTTATCTTCGTGGTATATACAAATCCGAAGAGGAAGCAAAAAAGGCAATGGAAGGAATTCCTGAAAAAATTAGAACCGAACATCTTGCCCACATTATGCCTATGACATTAAATAAAACACTCGAAATACGTAAAGATATATTTGGAGATTACCATACTGAGTGCTTTTTAGGGGGGTATGCGGAATAATGTTTAACTATCACATTCCTTTAATCATTGCAGTAGCTTTGTGCTTGCTGTGTATACTGATCGGCTTTGGAATAGGGACGTTTATCATATGCCCGCCGAAGGAGATGACTGATGGGGATCTGGTTATCGAGGTAGATAAGCAGTCGAACCAGATAAATATGTATTTGGCGTTGAATACCAGCCCGGTTCAGATAATAAGAGAATACCATACAGGAGATCTGGCTCACTTGCGGATGCTTATCAAAGATGTCTGACAATTACAGCTCCTATAGTGGTAACTGTCAATTATATTTGTAGAAAGGAGTAAATATGACAGAAGCTGAAGAATTGAGGAATCTGATAGTGAGTGATGTCCTCAAGCAGTACAAGGATGAAGAAGATACTGAAGTCAGGATCGACCTGAACACGCTCGATTGCTTGACCAATATCATATCGAGCAACAAGAAAGCGGAAGCCGAACTTGAGCGGATCAAGATGGAGCTGGAGAAGGCCGAGATGGAGAATCGTCTCGAGCTCGAAAAGCAGAAAAACGAAATCGAGGCCAGAATGGAACTCGAGAGACAGAAAGCTGAATTCGAGGTTGAGAAGACCAAGATCGAAGCTGAGGCTGGTAACAAAAGATCAACCAAGGACGTCGTCCGCACTGTTATCGACGTGGCCGGCAAGCTGGTAGTGGCGGGGTTGACCCTATTCGGCATCTGGAAGCAGACTAGTACTGTGGAAAGGGCAGAGGAACAGGAAACATACGTTAGATCCGATTCGCAGAAATTCTGGATTAAACCCAGATTGTAATTGAGTTACCGAATAAGAGGTCTTGATAGAAATATCAGGGCCTCTTTGTTTTTCGACTTTTTGATGTACACAATTTACAGTTTCTATAATAGAAACTTATTATATTTGTTTTTAGGAAAGGAGGAGAACAATGTCGTTTGGTATTGTGCTTATTTTACTTGGTGTTGCTTGGATTGTATTCGTAGACAAGTAACACAAAAAGAGGAGTACATGCGAAAAGTGTGGCTCCTCTTTTCTTTTTGACTGATTATATTTTACAACCATTATTATAGACACTAAAAACTTGCCTAAAGGAGGTACAAAATGGCAAAGAAAGTTATTGAAACTGTTGTGAAAGTAGCGTGCGGTCTTACTAAGATCGGAATCTTCGGCTATGCATTCGGGGCTGGCGTTACTGCGGTAGCTGGTGCATTTGCATCAACATTTGTCGCAGGAGCTGAGACCGGAATGCTGGTTGCGGATAAGGTCAAGAAGGACGGCACAGACACTGACACTGACAGCGAAAACTCAGAGCCTGAAGATGAAGAGACTCAGGACAAGGTAACGTTTGCTGAAGAGTGATCTATTCAGAGAGTCATCCCTAATATTGGGTGGCTCTCTTTTTTCTTACCGTAGGAGGTATCGATTATATTCTGAAAGGAGACCAAAATGAGTATGGCCAGAGAAGAAAATATAAAAAGGCACAACGAACAGCAGACTATCCTGAAGGACAAGCGGCTTAACGAGTGCTATGAGATGGCTATAAATTCAGCAAACGGAATCACAGTCAAAGAGGTCTGCATTACGTTTAAAGTTAGCAGCACATGCGCAAGAAGATATCTAAAAGAACTGATGGAGAAAGGACTCGTTCGAGAAGCAGGAAAAGACGGCCATACGGTTATATTTAAGGCAAACGATGGTCAGACCACAGATAGTAGCAAAGCGGTCATGGAAGTAGCAAATGACGGGAAAGAGTTTGAGCAGGACAGTTACATCCCGTGCACAGATAACTGCAAGCCAGGAGATATTATCTGGATCAGCTCTAGATCAGGCGGAGGAGCGTTCTTTAGATATCTCATCATTACTCCTTGGGAGCATAAAGCAATGGTTCTTGGGATATGCAGCGAGGAGCATCCTATGGTCAATCTTAATGATCCTTATTATGTCTTTGTGGGCAACGATCCCGAAACCGGTAAGAAACTCTATGCGGACATTCGCAATAACTGCCAGAGAGGCTATAAGCAGTTCGGCGAAAGAGTAATGCATGTGGACCAGGACAGCTTTGACATTGTGAAGGCAAGACTTGCAAGAAGCATGGGTATCAGCACAGGAGGAACAAAGAGCGCAGATCCGCAGCTTCTTAGGGAAATCGAAGACTGGAAGAAGCGATATAAGAAGCAGGCTGAAGAAGCTAGTCAGACTATTAATAAATTAACTTATGAAAGGGACCGCGATATACTGGATGAGCAGACTAAGCGGACAGAAGTTGAGGAGAAGTATGACGATCTGATGCGAGACTATAAAGCGGTTCTCCAGCGTGAAGACGAAGCTAACAAGATTGCTGTTGAACTCGGAGAAGAACGGGATAGACTCTACGAGCAGCTTAACGCCACAACTGAGAAAACAAACGAGGTTGCTGTATCGGTGAATCAGGAGCTCGTGGTGGATCTTCAGAGCGAAAACGAGCGGCTTAAAGAACAACTCGTCGACCTTTCTATGCAGCTGGCGAGCGATTCCGCAAAGATAGCTGCGTACGAGAAGCATGATGACACTCTCACGAAATTGTTATTCTGCATGATCAAGGGAGGAAAGAATGACTGAGAAGAAATTAGGAAGACCTCCTCTCCCGGACGAAGACCGTAAAGGGACTTCTGTACGGGTTAGGCTTACTAATTCCGAGCTCGATGATGTTAAAAAGGAGGCTGAGGCTAACAAGGTCTCAGTCTCTGATTATATTCGAGAAAGGATTAAAGATAATGGAAAACACTAAGTTTGTAAAATTTGATGAATATTGTAAGAAATGCGTGAATAAAGATACCGAGGAAAGCGATCCTTATAAGCCTTGTAACGACTGTTTGGCTGTACCGGCTAGAGAATATTCAGAAAGGCCCGTGAATTTTAAGGAGAAGACCAGGTAACCGGTGATTATATTTTGCAGGTCCTAATATAGATTAGTAAAAAGTCCAAATAAGAAAGGAGATTAAAATGGACAAAACTATGCTGAAATTTAGGATTGAGGGACTCAAACGTAAGGCAAAAGAACTTGCGGAAAAAGTGGCGAAGGCAGTTAAGCAGGTCGCGCTCGCAGTCGTAGAGTTTGCTAAGAAGTACCCTCTTGAGTTTGCTACTATGTTGGTAGCGGCAGCTGGTGGAGGAATGAAGCTTATAAGGCGTCATGACAACCAGAAGGCTATCAAAGCAGAGGAAACCAAGAGAGAAAGACAGATCTACGACCGCAGCGAAGGTCACTACTGGACACTTAAGCGCAAGCCCAAAGCTGAAGAATGGGGCGAGATCAATTTCAGGAAGCGTAATGGTGAAGGCTATTACGAGATCCTGACTGACATGGGACTTGTAGACTAATTATATTTAAGGAGTCATCCTACGGGGTGGCTCTTTTTATTTTTAGCACCGGGAAAGGAGACATTTAAATGAGGGCGTTTATTTGCGATTGGTGCGGGAGCGCGTATAGACCTGAACCCGTTTTAGCTTATGGTGGTTCACTGGCTGCTCAGCTTAAATTTAAGCAGGATAACAAGCAGATAGAAGCTCCAATCGGCAGCGAAGCAATTCATATGAGTTGGAAAACGGAATATAGCGATTCGATTGCGGAACACTCGGGAAAAGTATATGACATTTGTCCGAGTTGTGCCGAAGCGCTTAGAGATTTTATCAAAGGCAGGCAGAAAGGAGAACATAAATGAAACTTAAAGATATTTTCACGCCTAAAGTACTGAGCGGATTGGCAGTAGTTGGCGTAGTAGGAACAGCGGTATTGGCGGCTATGGAAGGAATGGCGTCCAAGGAAAAGATCCAGAAGATTAAGGAAGAGATGCCCGAGGAGAAGAAAGAGAGTAAGCTGGCAGTATCCTCTTATTATGCTCCTCGTGTGGCCGGATGCTTCTGGAAGACGATCGTAGTAGGCGGAGTAACAATTACTTGCATAGTCGCATCATGCTATCTTAGTGGACTTCAGCTTGCCGCTATGGCCGGTACAGTATCTTATCTTGTATCACAGAGGACAGCAATCGAGAAGGAGGTAAGTAAAATTCCGGGAGGAAAGGAGGCCCTGGATAAAGCTAAGAAGGAAGTAGCCAAGCTTACTGCCGAGAAGAAGATCGACGAAGCAGAAAAGAAGAAATCGCCATGGCTTATCCAAACGATCGAAGAGACCGGCGAGGGAGAAGACATATTCATAGACGAATGGTCCGGGCGAGTCTTCAGATCGAGTCCTGAGGCGGTCAAAAAGGCCTGGGACAGTATAAACGCCAGAAGAGACGAGGGATTAGATCTTCCCTTTAGTGATGACGGCGACATGAATATTCCAGAAGCTATACCCTATAATGATATTTTCATAGCGCTGAATCTCGAACCAAGCGGCATAGGCCATCAGTTTGGATACCCGGCAAATGATGATCTTTACAGCCATAGAGAAATCCCCTATGAGATTCAACGGCTCGAGTTCGACGACATGGACGAAAGTCAGAAAAAGAGATATGGCGAAGGAATCTATGTAGTACATATTCCGTCCGACTACTATCCTATGGAGTGCTGGGCTGAATACTGATCGAGAAATACAGCTCCTATAATAGAAACTGATTATATTTGTTTTTATTAAGAAAGGAGGAGAAATATGGTAACTTTATTGTCTATCTTGATGATAGCAGTTATAGTACTTGCTCTTGCCGGAGGGTTGATAGCATTCACCTTCGGAGCAATAGCGAGTTTTATTCCGCTAATGTTCAAGATAGGTACGATTGCGTTGCCTATATTACTGATTCTCGGCATTATAGGCGTTATGATCGGTTGATGCGACAAGAGGATTCGTATAGAGAGTACGGGTCCTCTTATATTTTTAAAAGGAGGTTTACTATGAAATTTTCATGGCTTAAGAAAGCTGGTAATGTTATTAATGCCGGTGTGAAAGTAGTCGATAAGTACGGACCACAGATTATGGCTGTTGTAAGTACTGGCTGTTTCATCGGCTCGATTATATTCGCTGTAAAGGAGAGCCCTAAGGCAAGAGAGGCTCTTGAAGAGAAAGAAGAAGCTGGACAGGAGCTGAACATTCTTGAGAAGAGCGCAACAGTAGTATCCAACATGCCTTGGACGTTCGGTTTGGCCGGTGCTGGGCTTGGATTGCAGATCGGATGCTGGATTAAGGAATCGGCAAGAGTAGCGGCTATGACTGGCCTTATTGCTACTCAGGTTAAGGATAATGAGACCTTAATCGAAGCGGCCAAGCAGGTTGTAGGACCTGATAAGACCGAAGAGATTCTCCAGAAGAAAGAAGAGATCGTTATAGAGAACGATAAGAAGGAGCTGAGAGATACTTTCCTCAACTGGCAGTATTATCCGTTCCTCTTTCCTACTGGAGATGTTATCTGGATGACCTGGAGACAGTTCGACGAACGGCATCGAGACTGCATCAAAGATCTGGCGTCGAATCAGGAGTTGTGTCTGTATGACTATATGTCTAACATGCACTCGCCTAATCCGGCACTTTTGGAACTCGGATGGTCGTGCGAAGGCTGCGGAACATCACCTGAAGATTATCTCAGATGGGCAGAGGAAGAACTCGATTATGACTATGACATGATTGAGTACAACGGCGATCCTAAGCTTCCCGGATTCAGAATTAGCTGGAAGAATAACCCGACTCCGCCTGTGGACTGAACAGGTGTGCGGAAATTACAGGGTATATAATAGGAACTTATGTTCAATGCCAAACGAAAGGAGAAAAAATAATGGCAACAATTATTGAAGATCTTAAAGGTAAAGTATCGGACATTAAGGACGCAAAGGATGAGGGCGAGAAGAACCCCACATCTGAGAATGGCGAAGGAACCGACAAGGAGGCCAAGAAGAAGGCAGCCGGAAAGATCGTTAAGAAAACGGTCGGGTATCTGCTTGCCGCACTCGCAGGAGCGGGAACGGTATTTGTAGCTACCAGAGCGAAGAAAGACGATCAGGAGGCTGACGAAAGCGAGGCACCGGCGGAGGAAGAAGAAGCATAATCAGATGGAGGGAGTCAGACTTACTGGCTCTCTCCTTTTTTCTTTTTGGAGGTAGCGTATGGCAGAACTGGACTTGGCAAGCCTGATTATATTTGTGTTTGGACTGATAGGCATTGTAATTGAACCGTGGAGCCCGCAACCTATATGGATGGTTTGGTATGGCGGGTTATATTTCTGCATGCGTTTTACAGTCCATATTATAGTAACTGTGGTTATGTCTAGAAAGGAGACAAAATATGTGGAACTTGAAAACAGTAAGAAAGGTCTGCGGAATCGTAGGCGCTATCTTCAGCGGAGTGATGGGAATCGCAGGAGGTTACATCGCAGGCTCTGAGGCAGCACCTAAGGTACTTAAGGCCAAGAAGATCTGGGACGAGTTGAATTCCGAAGACGACTCTCCCGAAGATGTAACAGAGTAATTGGATTAAAGGGCTCGTACTTAATGTGCGGGTCCTATTATATTTTTAGGAGAAAGATATGGCTGAAGTAAAACTTGATGATGTGCTTGCCAACAATAGCGATTCAGCAAGGCGAACTGAAGAGAACAAACCGCCGGCACCGACCGAAGAGTTCAATCCATATGTGGAAGAGCCTGTGTCCATGAGAAAGCCGAGTATTATAGGACGCTTCATCGGTATGTTCGGACTTGGAAGCAATTTTGAAGGCGCTGGTAGCATGGTTCTGCAGGAAGTAATCATTCCGACGATTATCGACGGACTTAGAGACTCAATCTATGCAGCTACTGATTATATTCTTTATGGCGGTGGACAGAGGAACAGTGCTGGAGGCCGCAAAGGTAGTGGAAGGAAGAACGGGTATACAGCATACAGCCAGAAGAGCCAGCAGAGAGGTAACAACAGAAAAGGAAGTCCCTCAGCAAGCGCATATTACTTCACATTTGATATTCGGGCAGACGCTGAGAAGGTTCTTGAGCAGATGCGGGACGTAGCGGACCAGAGAGACTTCGTAACGATTATGGATATGTTTGCGATCGCTAAGAGGCAGACCAGTAACTATACCTATAACGATTGGGGATGGTACGATCTGCGGTCGGCTCTTGTGAGAAGAACTAATGACGGACGATATTATCTGGACCTCCCGAAACCGGTTCCGATCGAGGACTGAATTATGGTTTGCCCGTGTAAAGGCTGCGAAGTTAGAGAAGCTGGATGCCACGATAGGTGTCCAGCTTATTCTTTGTGGCGAGATGAACTTAAAGAAATAAAGGAGAAAATGGACTGGGAAAGAAAACTTGATTCTTTCTTCAGTGAACCCGAAAGATGGGTTGATCATATTTAGGAGGTACACATAATGTTTAATGCAAATAGAGTTAATGCAAAAACAATTAATAATCTGCGTGAGTTCGGCACTTCAATAAAAAACAAAACTTTCAACAATATTGAGGTTTTACGCAGTTCCTTTGACACATGTCGTTTTCGCAATATTCAAGCTATGGAACTGATGTTTGACTGGGACAGCTTTAACGACTGCGTTATCATCGATTGCTTTTTTCAAGAGTGTTACTTCTATAGATGCTCCTTCCATTTGTCTCATATAGTCAAAACGATTTTTAGAGGTGTGACATTTGAGATCTGCAACTTCGCCGATAGCTGGTTCGGAGATATTGGAGAGTCGTTTTTTATAGGATGTCGCTTCGTGGACTGTATTTTTAGCAACGACTCGTCGATTGAAATGTTTCAAGAGTGCGAGTTCGTACGTCCCCAAAAGTTGCCGTATATGTCAATGGCTTGTCCCGATGAAGGAGAGTTTATCGGATATAAAAAGGCGTACGCCAACGGAAA